TGAACACCTTCAAAAGGTTTGCTGTATCGTGACTTCATCACTTTACAGGCCGCTCTGATTCCTTGCACCGTGGTTACTTTATTACCATCAAGATCCTCTTTAAGTTTAAGTTTCTTCATAGCAACTACAATACTACTTGCATATATAAAACCTTGTCCGCCACTGATTTTATCATCAGGGTCAAACATGTCTTGTGATGCATAAGTATGATTTGTTGCCACTAGTGCTATTGGGAAAGGTGCAATCTGGTTAACTGTGTTTCTAACCAAGGCTGTTAATGCCTTAGGTTTTCTACCCATGTCACCTTTCATGTCACCTTTTTCGAACTGAGCAACGTCAGTGGGTGTTAATAACATTCCTAAACTATCAACAACAAATACTAACTTTGGCATTTCTTCGTATGGAAGATCGGAGTAGTTTGCTTTATAGTCTTTCAAAAATTCTGATACTGCTTTTGCAACATCGTCAATCATTGAAACACTAATTTTTAATAGTTTTTCAGGACTGGTATCAACATCTAATGCTTGAAGCCATTGTTCGTCAAGTGCGTTCTCTGAATCGAACAACACTACTTGACATCCTGCCTCTTGTGCATTTTTTACAACGTTCCCAGAACATATAAAGGATTTGCCTGAACCAGATTCTCCAGCAAACACACTTACTTTACCTAGAGGAATACCTCCGCTAAAGTCACCACTAATTAAATAGTCAAGTGTGTAGTTACCAGTGCTGATCCAATCCCTAGGGTCATGAAATCCTGCACTGATACCACTAATGCTTTTGGTGATTCCAGTTCTGAACTTTGTTAAGTCAAAAGGTTTCTGCATGATTTAACTCCTTAAGACGACTGTCTGTTTCTGATCATATTTAAAATATCATCAGCCGACTTCTTACCAACGTCTTCACTTGCCGTAGCAGGTGCAGGTGTTTCAGCAACTGGTTCAGCAACTGGTGTTGCCGCTGGTGCCGGAGCAGGTGTTTCTACTGCAGGAGCCACACTCTCTGTTGCAGGCTGTGATACTGCCGGAGCAGGTTGAGCCGATGCCACTGTTGATTGTGTTTTGCTTCCCACATCAAGTCCGTAGGGTTTGTAAAAACCACCCCATTTTGCAGGGTCATATAACTCCCCATCTACTGATGCTTGGAACATTTCTGCTATTGCTTGAACGCCTTCTGCTGTTGGTTTAGCAGGTAGGAAATCATTCAGAGTGAATAGTCCATTTGTATCAATTGCCGCAAGTTGATCTTCAGTAAGAGCAGATTCTTTTCTTGCCCATTTACTTGTAGAGTAGTCTGCGTATTGACCTTTTGTAGTTTTCGATAAACGGAAATCAGTTCCATTTACATAATCAGTTGGTAAATTTTCCATTTCTGGGTCCATCAATGCTGATTTGATAATGTTAAAGATTTGCGGTCCAATAACAAAACGTCTGATAGGATTATCAGGTGTTTCTTCGTTAAGTGGATTCTCGTTTACAAAGCCTTGGAAAATGTATGAACGTTTTTTCCAATACTTTCTTCCCATATCTTCAAGACTTGCGTCTTTAAACCAAGGACGAACCTCAGTCAATACAGGGCATGTGTCACCCCACATTTCCATACAAGGGACTTGAACGGTAACAGGTTTCTGTTCTCCGCCAGCCACTCCTGGGAATGTAAGTCTGATCATTTGTCGTTCTACCCAAAAGAACGTGTTGTTTGGATCTGAGTCAGGTAAGAACCTAAGAACGGTGCTTGTTCCTTCGTCGATATTCCAAAAAGGGTAAATTGCTTTGTCGCTTTGAGCGGGTGAACTACCAGGTTTTGATTCCATAGATTGTAGTTTTGCTCTGATTTCTGCCAATGATGCCATAATGTGTCTCCTATTGATTGTATGCCATGTCGTAGTATGTGTTTCTACTACTGTTTTATTATATTAATGCCTAAATGCAACTCTGTCAACCTATTTTTGCAAATAAATTGCCAAAATTACAATAATGTAATTCTCTGATTGTCCTAGGACAATTTTTAAATTACAACTTTATTTATTAAATGCTGTTAAAATTCTACTGAAAAACGGTCCAAAAACTTCTCATATGACTCCATATAAGACATTGGCTCACCTTGAATAGGTTTATTTCCTGCACTTAATAATGAACTTTTGATTGCTTTGTAATCAAAATCGCTCATTCTGCCTCCGCTAGTAAGACGTTTACCACAGTCACGTAAGTAACTTCCTAGTCTTTCGTCTTTAGCACTGAAGCCTAATTGACTCACCTGATGTCCTAATTTTGCATTAGGTGTGTCGAATTGTAATAATTCTGTTTCTTTTAGCATGTCTACTGCATTGTTAAATTGCTCGTTTTCTATTGCTTTAACAATGTGTGATTCAAATGCTTTTCTTTTTAAATTTAATGTTCTTAAATTGTCCATTACATTTGCAACTTTGCTATCAAAATGTGTTTCAGTAAATAATGATTGGATGTCGGAGTCATCTTCTTCTAAATTATACTTTTCTTGATTTGATAAATTTTCTACTGCTGTTGCGTATGTTTTTGCACCTTGTAATTTTTTAAATGTTTCTCTGATGTTGTTGATATTCTCTACTGCTAATGCAACATACTCTGCGTTTGCTTCATTAACAATATTTGATCTTCTTACATAAACAATAAATTCACGTAACTTTGTTAAGTCTTGTGCCATGTTTACTATAGATTCACCAATGCTATCATATACTTCTCCACCTTGTTGAACATGTCTTGCCATTGCTCTAGCCATTGCTAAATTGTTTTCAGGTAGTTTAAATCTTTCATCGCCACGTTGTATAAACACATTTTGTATATTTCTACTACGTGAACCTCTTACTTCTTCGTCTACTGCTTTTTTATGTTTTAAAACTATCTTTACATTCTCTAAAGGTTGATAACTTGTTTTAGTAGAGCCTGACAATTTACCTAAACTAGCCTCTTTCATAACGTCTGCCATTTCTTTCTCCGAATTCTTTTCTGCATCTTGCAACTCGCCTTTTGCTTTTAGGGTTTTTCCAAAAACATTATAATCAAAGTTAAGCAAATAGTCTTTGCTTAATTCTTTAATCATTGGTCTAATTTTGTGATCTGACAAGTCTTCGCTAGTATTTAATACTATAGAATTTTTATTTAAATCTAGTCTTACTATAATATTAGGTTCGTCTACAACAAATCTTGTGCTTTCTTGTGGATTAACTTGATTATTGCCTTCAACATCAAATGTTTTAACTTCGTAGCCAAAACCTTTTAGAAGACTAAAAATTTTTTCTGAAACTTGTTTTTTATTAGTTGCCATACAACTATTTATCTAAATTATCCCAATTGGCATTGGTCCATCGGAATCATCCCAATCATCTTCATATAATCCATCAGCACCTAAACCACTATTTACTTGGTCATAAACACCTTCTTCGAATGTTCCTATGTATTGAATCATTCTTACAGCAATTACTAAAGACATAACTAAGTCATCAAATTCGCCTGGTTTAGCGGCAAAACTATTTGCTCTTGATACAAAGTTTTTTAGTTCTGATACAAGCATCTTACTTTTAATTCTAATTTTATCTTGTTCTACTAATCGTTTGAGGAATAAACAGCCTTCTATTTTACTTTTATGTGTAGTATGGAATCCTTTCCTACCTTTCTTGCCTTGTATTCTTTTAGGTTCATGTAAGAAATCACCGGGGAAAGTTTCTTCTCCTGTATCTCTAATTACAACAAGAGCGGCCTCACCAATAGCATTATTTTCAACAGACCAATACAGTTGATCGCATTTGCATTCTTTTAGATACATTAAAATATCTAACATGGCTTTCATTTGGCCTTCTATAGGTGTTTTATTATGACACCACTCTGCAACTTGCGTCATAGTTGACAGTTCTAACACTTGTATTGCCGCATTGTCGCCACCTGTTCCTGAACTAGGATCTAATGCAACTACAAAAATAGAATCTGGATCTGGTTGCTTATACCAACGTGTTTGTCCCATTCTAAGATTAGGTTCGACTCCTTTCATTTCTAAAAGTTTTAAAGCATCTATAAGTGTTTCATCATATATAACAAATTCACATTCGTGTTCTCGTCTAAATCTTTCTTCTCCAATTCTTCCTCTTTCTTCAGTTGCCCATGCAGGATCTCTGTCTGGATGTTCTTCCCATTTCGCAATCATAGGTTTGAACCCATTTACACCTACATCTTGTTCATTGCCATGTTCGTCAAACATCTTGTTTGCTTGGTTCCAAATCATAGCAAAAGTGTCATCATCACTATTAGGTGTGCTTGTA